GACTCGTATTTATCAGAGTTAAGGTTGGTAAAGTTGGTGTCAACCTCATTGTGAGTTAAAGCCGAGCCTTTGCCAGCTCTAGTTACGATGGTTGTCATGTATTACCCCTTATGCTAATGCTACTGTCAAACTACCTGTGCTAATCTTAAGAATATCGCCAGTCAAAATGGCTTTAGATACGGCTAATGGTGTGTGATACAAAAGATTACCTGATGTAGAAGCATCTAGAATACCAATCCAGCCTACTGTACCCCAGTCAGCAGTCGCTTGTGGGAATGTTACGTCAGCATTAGAAGCTGATAGACCATCAGAAGGTGCTGCAAAGGTTACAGACTGACGAGCATAAGAGCCGCCAGATACTTCTGTGCCTGTGTTAGCATCTGTAGGGTCGCTTGTGTATAGACCTACATAAACTGTTGCAGGTGCTGTGTATGTTGTGCCTCGTAATGTGCCGTTAATAAGCGCATTCTCTAGGTAATTTGAAATTTCAGCCATGATTTAATCCTTATCGTAAAGTTACATTTAAAGCAGTGTTTGGATATTTACTGCCGTCATCGTTTTTCATAATGTTAACAATAGCACGGTCATACATTGCAGCCCATGATTGTGTTCTAGCATCATTCATTAAATATGGCTCTGCTTCGGCTAATGTTGCATACAACAATGCGTCAGGATAGTTAGCCAGATAAATATTGCTAGATGTAGTCGTTGAAATATACGTTGGTTTTGTATAGTAAAGCATCTGCAATGTTGACGTATTTGGCACTGGCGCAAACTGAAACTCTTGCCCAATAATTGTGTAGTAATAAGGTTCGCCTGAAGTTTGTGTATAAGCGTTTCTAAAAAACTTGTCAGGTGATTGATATTCTAGCGTAATAGGTGGATTGCCTTGAAAGTGCAATTCACGCATCTCAAGAAAGTCGCTAGGAAGCTCTACAGTGCCATCGGTTGCTTGAGTTGTTGATATTTTCAGCATTTGACGCACACGCAAATCACGAGTCATGCGGTCTTGAGCAAAACGTATAAAATCAGGAATCTGATTAGATAAATCTGTTCTTGCTAGATAGTTTTCTACTACCGTCACAAAGTCTGAATAAGAGGTTAGTGCCATAGCAAGTCCTATAGTAAAGATTTAATTCTCTGCCAACATTCTGGCATTTCACTTGCTCTCCATTCACATCCTGCCAAAGCACTCAGCCATTTATCACGTTCAAAGTGCTTTAAATCTTCTATATCCTCAATCTTGTTAGATATTGGACTAGCTGGACTATACCGTGATGTAATAACAGGTACACCAGCAATAGCAGATTCAACGTCAGCGACACTACCAAAACTAACAACAACATGAGCCATTGGTAGATATTCGCTAAGTTTTCCTTCATTCTTTTTCTTTATAATTATCGGTCTATCAGTATATCGTTTAACTTCTTTTATCGTTTCATTAACCCAATTTTCTGCACCGTAAATATAGGCAATCTTGTCAGCAGGCGGCAATATCAAAACGTGCTTGCCAGTTTTCCATTCTTTAACTTTAGGTGTCTTTTTACCTGATTCTCGCCAGTCTGTGCAGTGATAGTTGTTTACACAAAATCTCGCAACATACAAATTAAAATCACGGTTAAAATAAGCATGGTCAATAAGAATATAAGGGATTCCATGTTTTCTGCAAGCAATCTGTATATTATCCGCACCATGCAAGTTCCCCACTACAACTGGTATTGATTTGCCATCCCATTCATGCGTTAAAGTGCCTTTGCAAGCCTCTGCAAAGCGTTTTAAGCACTTATCTCTACGCTCTACACCTGATAGTATCAACTGCATCTAAAACTCGCTTTATGCCTATGTTTTTAGATATTTTAATACAGTGTGGGCATATACCGCTATAAGTGCCACACGGTTCACCGCCATCATGTATGTTGATGTGGCTATCATATCCTAAGTGTTTTGGGCTTGAGAATCCTGTCCAGATAACGATTGCAGGGATTCCTAGTGCAGCAGCAGCATGATGTAATCCACCATCTGTGCCTATAAACATTTTGGCTTGACTAAGTATTAATAACGCTTCTCGGAAGTTTTGTGTCTTAATTTGCTTAGTTATTGGAGTTTGCATCCCTAACTGATAAAACGGATAATCATGCTTTATCAATTCATCCCAATAATGCCAGGCTTTGTTTATAGTGTGCTTATATGTGTCTTTTACGTTTGGCTCTATGACAATTAAGTCATTTGGAGCGTTCCGTTTAGCCCACTCTATTTCTTGGTCTGTAAAAAATAACTCTGCCGGTTCAGGTTTATAGTTTTTAAATATAATCCTGCCATTTTCAGTATATTTGATATATGGTCTTTTGCCTTGATAGTTATTTAACCAAATACCTTCGTCTTTTGCATCTTTACATATATATGGATTGTTGGCGTATATTTCTATTGGCTGTTCTAATAAAACTTTACCATCACCAATCTTAATCTTTTGACCTGTTTTACGGTGAAGTAGTTTCGCTTCACCACAAGCCATTAAATTGTCGCCCCAGCCCATTATAATATATTTTTAGCTACATACTTAATAGTATCTTCCCAAGTCTTGTCATCTTGGCGTACCAATCTCATTGTTGAATACCATAGCATTGATGGATAAGCATAACGCCATTGATGATACTTAGGCACTAAACAAATTGTTTTAACGCCCATTGCAGCAGCACAATGAAGCGCTGTAGTATTTATTCCAACCACCACATCAAGTTCAGCGATAAGAGCGGCAGTATCATCATAATCATTTGACTGTGTCGCCCAATCAAAGTAATGAACGCCAGCAATCTTACTTTCAACTTTGTAGTCCAAGCACACAAACTCATAATCTAAACCAAAGATAGCAGATAAATCTTCATGGGTTAGCTTTCTGCCCTTCTCATTGGTTAGCTTAGTGCCACCGTGTGTGGTAAAGCCTAACACTTTCTTGCCCCATGAGTCAAACAATGCTCTCCACATAATCCTGCGTTCAGGGTCAGCAACTAAATACGGCTTTTTAGGAAAGTCTTTGTCTTTATTTCTAAAAAACTCAGGCAATCCACCAATAGCACATCTAGCATCAATCTCAGTATCTGCAATCCAATCAGGATAGGCTTCTCTGCGTGTGCCATAAACCTGTGCATCAGGAAAGCTACGTTTAAACAATCCTGCTAACTTAGGGTCACAGTCAATAACTACACTTTCGCTAACTGTTATCGCATCATTTAAGCAGCTTGCATAGAATATCTCGTCTCCTAAACCTTGCTCACCGTAAACAACAAGATTTTTACCGTGACTACCATCCCATCGTGGCTCTTCACCATAAGTCCATTCTTTACGGAACTTACAACCTAGTGACTTACCCCAGTGCTTCCATCCGTCACGCCATTGACCTTTAGCCAAGTAAGCATGAGAGATGTTAAGTTGAGCGTTTAAGTCATTAGGATTGCACTCTAAAGCCATGTTAGCTGATTTAATTACAGCATCCCAGTCCGATAACTGGACTAAAGTTGCACTTGCATTACTATAAGCTAGTGCGTAGTCGGGATTTATTTCTGCTGCCTTCATGAAGCAGTTTAGCGCTTCAGAGTACAATCCTAATTCATGCGCTGCCCTACCAAATGTTACCCAAATAGCATGATTCTTGGGCGCTTCCTGCAAGGCTCTACGCACTAATTGATACGCAAAAGCCTCTTTACCTGTTACTAACCAAATGTAGCCTAAAAAGTGTAATGTCGCAGCATCATTTGGGTAATTCTCTAATACGCTATAGATAACTGGTAGCGCATTTTCGTAATCTTGTGTTTCTATTAACTCGTGAATAGCAGCTTGACACTGCTTTAATTCATCATTATTCATGGTGTGCAAAGGTACTCTTTAGATATGGGTAGTTTGCGTTAATTTCACGCAGTAATTCTTTTGTTTGAGCAGGGTTGTAAATATCAATCCCCTTTTTCTTTAACTCAAGCTCTATTACTGGTGGAATTGTAGCATAATGCGCCCAATCTTGCTTTACACCTTTTTTCCAAGCGTCAGGATTATTGCGCTTTTGTTTTAATTCTTCTAGCAAGTATGTTAAATCCTGAGATGACGTTAAATGTATTTGTTCAGATACAGGGTCATAATCAAAATGCTGTGACACGCCTGTTACTGGGTCATAATCAAATAATACTGGCATTTTCTCTCCATAACAGGGTGAGCCTAAGCCCACCCTTATATCACTTAACTACTAAGCGCCTACAGAAGCCACTTTAGCGTGAGCGTCTGGGTTTTGAACAACCAAAGTGTACTCAGTAACGATTTGCCAGTTAGTTGAGTCGCCAACTTTAGCCAGCTCTTCTTTTGCCATTGGGCGCAGAGTTGCCAAGCCAACATAACTAGGGTCAATACACAATACAGCTTGGTCACGCATATAGCGGTTCAATTTAACCATGTGATTGCCGAAGTCTGAAACATAAACGTCAGCAGCGCCAATGATAGTTGCTTGAACATTGCCTTTAACTTCATTGTACTTGGTAGCGATACCAGCAAATGCAGCAAAGCGTTGTTTGTTTTTAGCAGACATCATAATCAATGATGGGTCACCGCCATCTTCCCAAGCAAGTTGCAATGCTGTTTGCAAATCAGCCTCAATGAATGTTACTTGAGTGCCGTCTGTTGGAGCTGCAACTGTACCGCCTGAAAAGCCAGGTGTTGTACCAGTTGTGTTGCCTGTGCCTTCTACTGAGTTACCTGAAATCCATGACTCAATACCAGCAGTTGAACGTGCTGCACCGATGCCACCAGCAGATGATGCTTGGTTGCGAACGATAGCGTATTCCATGTCACGTTTCAGTTCTTTACCAGCTTTCATCAACTGATAAGCAACTTCTGATTTACGACCGTGTTTACGTACCACATCATAAGTGCCTGAAACTTTTACAAGTTTGCTAGAAATTTGTGTGTAGTTACCCAATACAGTTGTAGCAGCTAATGTGCCAAAAGATGCGTCATTACCCTCAAGTTGACGGTTGCCAGCAGCCGCTGCAAGTGCGTCAGTTTGCCATTGATGGTAAGTTTGACCTGCTGTCATACGTTTGCAAGCAGAAAGCAAAGGTGTATCTTCAGGTGAAATGTCAAAAATAATGTCTTCAAATGATTCGGCAATACCTTTGCCGTTATAGGTGTTGGTGTTTGCAATAGCCATAATTTATCCTTTAGAGCATACGCTCAATTAATTGTTGTGCAAAGTCAGATTTGCCAGTTTTACGCAATGCGTCACGAGCTTTTTGAATATCTGAACTTACTTGTTTTTTCACGTCTTTAGCACCTGGTTTAATCACAGGTTTAGCCGTGCTTACTTTATTCTTTACAGTTGAATTTGCCTGCAATTTTCGCCACTGCATAGCATCATGTAAGACTTTCACATGACGTGGGTCAAGTACACTAGCCATCTCTTCATCACTAAAGCCATAAAACTCTTTACCTGCCGTGATAATCGCTTTGCTGGTGTCTGGACTCCAGTTCGGTATCTCTTTAGCTAGAATTTCTTTGCCTTTAGCAATGCGGTGACTAAGTGCTTGTTGCTGTGCTTGCGTAATATGCTGTTGTTTAGCATCTAGTTGTTGAACTAATGCTGCACGTTGGTTTTGTAACTTGTTTTGTGTAAAGAATAGTTTTTGCGCTTCTACAAAGTCATTTTCAGAAAGCTGATTCCAGTCTATAGCTTGGAAGTCTGCAAGTTGCTGGTCAATGGCTGTAATCTGCGCTAGTTCACCTAATAACGCTTGCTGCAATTCAGCTTGTTGTCTGAGTTGTTGCTCTTGGACTTGGATAGTCTGAGCGTATTCCTCTAGCGCTTTACGCTGCTCTGCTACTTCTTGCGTTTTTTTGGTGTAATCTGCACCCTGTTGTGCAAGTGAAATTACCTCGTCTAGTGGCTTTTCAATTTCTTCACCGTCAATTTTAAGTTTAAGATAAGATTGCTCCTCTTCAGAGTCCTCATCTACAACTTCTTCTTCGGTGGAATCTTCTTCAGCCTCAGCTTCGGTATTTTCCTCTACTACCTCTTCTTCTGCATCAAGGTTTACTGGAATGTCATTTTGTACATCGCCATCCAAAAAAGCCTCTAAGCGTTCTTGTGGCGACTGTTCTGCTTGAACTTGGTCACTCATGTTGTTACTCCTGTCAATTCTATCAATCAATCACCGATTGGTAGAGTGGCGCTTCACAGCGGACACAATTAAGCTAGGTGTTTAGCTATAAGATTATTTTCTTAACTTTAATTTTTCGTAATCTGCTTTTGTAGCTCCAACAGCATCAGGATTTTGCCCTGTAATTCTCATGTAATATTCTTTCCACTCATTTTTATGGGATGGGCTTTTCAGCATCGTTCCATCAGGCAATGCCGACCCCCAATGCAACCTATTGTTGTCATAAGGGTCTCGCTCTGGTCTAATTCCAGCCGCCCAAGCCTTTCTATAATCATAATCTGTTGTGTTTAAATCAGGTTCTTCACCATACTCATTTACATATTCTTTAAACCACTGAGAGCTTCTAATCCCTTTTTGAAATGAATTTTCGCTCAATAAACCATAGGTGTTAGGATAGTCAAAAGATAATATTCCACCTTTGTTTGATGGTTTGTTAAACCCATATAATATCTCAAGCAATCCCATAATATCACCTAAACAGTTTAAACTTTTCGTCTGTCTTTAACGCAGCCCTTTTGCCAGTAGCTACATGGTCTTTTAAGCGTTTTTCTATCTGTTCTAATAGTTGCAGTGCAATCACTAAGCGATTGTGCGTCTGAGCGTCACCAAATGCGCTTGTTGCCATACTTGCTATGATAGATTCTCTTACTGAATCTGTTGCATCAATGAATAATGGGTTTTTTAAGATGCGGTCTGCTTCTTCACCACGTTTAATCTCTTCTAGTTCGTTCATACTATCCCTATAGTAGCACTAGACTTAATTTGTGCAATAGCTAAGTCTGTTTCAGCCTTGAGTTGAGCTTTGTAACGCTCTAATTCCATCTGTGCTGCAATCTTCTCACGCTCAATAATTACGTCATTCTGACTGCGTAACTGTTCTTGTTGCAACTGTGCTTCAGCTTTCTGCTGTGCGATAGCCGCTTCAGATTGTAACTTCATCTGTTCAATTTGCATCTGACCTTCAATCAACACTTGATTTGGGTCTTGTTGTTGTGGCTGTTGCGGATTTTCTAGCGGATTAGTCCAGAACTCTTCAGGATTTTTAAAGCCTGCGTTCTGTGTCAGTTTAGCTAACGCATTGTAAATCTTGTCAGGTGATGTAACGCCAAGTGCTAATGCCTTCTCTTGGAACGCTAAGATAGAGTTCAAGTGCATTAACTGTTGGTCTTTATTGCCTGAGCCTAAGCCTACAGAGATAGTTAAGTCTTTACGGTTTTTCCAGCCACGAGGGTCAACTTCTACCCATTTATTACGCAAACGGATAATGTCAGGCTTAGTGTAGTTTTGACGCACTAATCTATGCACCAACACAAACAAATCTTTAACGCCAGTTTCAGCAAAGGTACGAGCAACCAATTCCAAGCGCTGTGCTGCTGCGTTCATAATTTGCTGAACGCCTGTCGCTGTTTTGTTTAGTGAGTTAGAGTCTAAGCCTTGATTGTAAGCAGTAACGCCTGTGCGCTTCTCTTTCATGTTATCCATATACTCTACCATGCTGAATGATGAAGCAGGCAAAGGTGGGTGTGATAACGGCAGAATAGATGTGCCAGGGTCGCCTTGAACACGAACAATGCCACCTGGTCGTGATGTCAGCAAATCTGAAAGGTTTACACGGTCAGAGATAGCATAGCGACCATTGTTGGCCAAGTACATATTATCTAGTTGACCACGTAACAGCGTAGATTTGATGAGTTGAATATCCATTGTCAAATCAGCGTATGAGCGACCAACATGACGGTGTGGCATTAACATTGGTGAGATGCAGGCAAACGGAACGCAGTCCGCTTTCTCTTGATAGATAATCTCATTACCAATAATTACAAAGCGCCAACGCTCATCATCAATCTTGTAGTAAACGTCTTTAACTAATACTTCATCTTCATTAACTACTCGGTCATATTCCTCGTCATAAATATCACGAGCGTTAGATTCTTCTTCGTAGCTATCTTGAGTATCAGCAAAGATATTCTTAATCTTGTTGTAGCTAACGCCAAAAGTTTCAGCGGCACTAGCACGGCTCATTACTTCACGATGCTCAACAAAGCGTGCGTCATAAAGATTAGTGCTTGGTGTATCAACTGAAACCATGATGTTTTCAGGTGCT